CATTATTTAGCTATATTGCCGCCAACGGGATAAATAGCTCCTGCTGGAGCTTGAGTAAATGCTTTTTCGCCTTGCTGAACATGACCATTATTCCAAGGGCTTTCCATAATTGGACCATAGCAACTAGCTAGCTTTACGCCATTAACCGGTTGAGCTTGGATTTCACAGGGAAAACTCCACATATTGCTCATGCCCGTTGTAGGTGTTTGTCCTACAGTAAAGGTTCTAACTACTGCGGTAACAGTAGTCCAGCTTGGACCTTGTGGATAACTTGTTTGTGGAGGGATGCCAAACAATGACCATACTTTGCCGGGGGCAGAATCGCATGAGCCATTCATTAAATCTAGGTTGGCAACACTATCACCATTAAGGATAGGGCAAACAGCCATACCCTCTTTAAAGACTTTGCCATCAACAGTCATTGTCTTGCCAGTAGGAGTGGTGGCAGATGCCGCGCATAAGGCATATTGACCATGACAAATAGCAATATTGTGTGCAAAAGAACATCCAGCCATCACAATACCTACTAAGAATACAAGTGCTTTTTTCATGCCATATCCTTTAAAAATAGTAATTCTTCAGCTTGTCTGCGGCGTAACAATCCAGCCATGTGATGACCAGCAGCCATATCCCATTTTAAAAATTCTTGTGCGGCGCCCTCATAGTCACCAGCGTTTAGTTTTTTAAGCAATGTGGAATTATTAAGATTACCGCATCCACAATTAAAAGCAAAATCAACAAGTGCATCGAACTCATTTTGGGTTACCTCTACATTAAGCCTTGCGTTTACATCCGCTTCTGCTTTTTTAACATCTTCTGCCAAGTAGTTTTCGGCTTGCTCTTGAGTAATTGTCATGCCTGAATGGACTTCAGGACCGGTATGCCCGTATCCAATAGTCCAAGGGTCACCACCAGTAGCAGGGTCAGGGTAAGCAGTAAGCCTAACGCCTTCAAAACCCTCAGTTAAATGGAGACCATCTTTAGAGTATTTGTAATTATTCATCTGCGCTACCTATCTTAATTCCTGTGATTAAACCAATAAATCCGCCAATAATTGTCTGAAACGCTGGACCGACTATTTCAAATAGCTTGTTGTTATCTACTTGTGGATTAAAAAATCCAAACATAAACACGGTTACCATTGAAAGAACGGTCACGCATAAAGTAAAAGAAGCAATCATGGTCACCCAAGTAGCTAATTGTTCTCTATTCATTTTGTTACTTCGTCATATTGGGCGTAGCAGGACTGGAGGGCTGTTCTAAGTTTGTCGGCTCTGGCAGCTTCCCCGATAAGAAATTGACCATCCTCGGCATAAAGGGTTGCCCCAGTTCCACCTTGTCCATTGACGGATACTTTATTGTTCCGACTGGGGCGGTTCCGCAGCTCGATAAGAACATTAGCAAGCTGATTGTTAATAGCGTTGATTTGAGCATCTTTGTCCTTTCTAATCTGGTCAGTAGCATCCTGTAGCTGATGTTCTTTTAATCGTGCATTTGCAACCTCCTCCGCCTTATATTCCTCAAAGACAGTATGTTCATATTTTCCGTAACCTACTCCCGCTAAAGCAATAATAGTAAGACCAGCATAAATATAAAAGCTAATTGGTAATGGAAACATTATTCAATTGGCTCAGTTGTTATAAAGCGCAGTACAGCAACAATAATGCCAATAACAATAAGGCAAGCACCGTAATATTGAGGGTCAATGAGGTTTTGAACATTAGAAAAGTTATCAAATAAAGCACCAAAAATCACCAACGCTAAGGAAAACCATATCGTCTTTGACTTATGAACTCTCATTGTTGGCTGTGATGGTTTACTCTGGTGTGTAAATATTAACCACGCTAATGTTCTCACCCAATGACTTAGGAGCATCACCGGCTACTTCAACAACAACTTCAGGAGCAACTATTGGCTCTGGAGCTGGTGTTGGCTCAGGTACATTAGGGACCTCTACTACTGGTATTACATCTTGAATGTCTGCCATGATTTTTCCTTTTTAATTACAAGCCTTCGCCCGGAGTGATATAAATAGAAGCGTTTGTTCCGTCACCAATAACTCTTGCATACACATTTGTATTGGAATTGACTTGCGGACCAGTAATTACTCTGTATCCATAAGGAGGCAATGCAATGACATAGCCCGGAGCTACATCTGGCAACGCCACATTAAAGGTGCTAGTAGAGTTAATCCATACATAAACAGCCGAATTGGTGTCAGCGTTAGCTAGGTAATACTGGTTTGATGGGCTATCAGCAGTAATGGTAAATACATTGGATTGCGTGTTAGCAGCGCCAGAAACGGATACTTTTACCGTTTTTCCCATCGGTTGAAATGCAATGTTATTTGCCATTTAGTACACCTTCTTTTCTTTCGCTCCAGATGGGCTTAATTTTGTACTGTAAGAACCTTCAGCAAAATCAAACATTGAGCGATAGCCGCCTTTTGGTAGTTCTCCGGGTTTCCATTTAGTCATTCCAGCGCTGCCGTCTCTTGGCAACTGTGGACGAATAGCCGTAGCTACCTGCTGATTCTGCTCATGGTCCCTCTGGTGTGGTCTGCTTTTCATGCTGTTTCCTTTCCTTTGTGTTTATCACAAGATAGCTGAAGATTACAAATATTGCTAGTGTTGCTACGCGGTCCCATTGTGGTCCCCACATCACCCAACACGCTAAAGCGCACGACATTGACAGAGCCAAAATCGTTATGAGCCGGTCTGAGATGACCGTTAATGCTACTTTGATGATAGTGATTGCATCCATGAATATCCCCTATTCGATTAAAGATACTCATATTCTAACCTTACTCATCTTCATCATCAATAGAAAAACCACTTCCCCACTCATCATCGTTCATTTTGAGCTTAATTGCTTCTAGCTTTAATGCTCGGTCTAACACTTTAGTTTTGTCAGTAATGCTAGCTTCAGGGTCAGCCATCACTTGCGTTAGCATAGTTGAGATAGCCTCTTCTAAAGCGTTGTTTATCCCTCTTTGCTTCTTAACCATCAAAATCCACCTAGCAATTTATTTAAGCTGTAACCGGCGACGGCGCCACCACCAACTGTAGCCCCCACATAAGGCAAGATACCTTTTAAAGCGGTTATTGCCTTTGCTTTATCAGTTTCTCTAGTCTTAACATCACGGATTTTGTCCAGCATTGCAATAGTCTCTTCTCGACTTGCAAGACCTCGACTTTCCAAGCCTTTAACAAAAGATTCAGCCGCGCTAATACTTCTATTTGTAGTGGTTGCATTAAATATATCCCTTGAGGATTCGCTTACAAACTTTTGATTTTCTTTAGTTAAATTTGTGAGTTTTTCAGCTTTTCCCTGTGCGCGTTGAGATATTTCTTTAGCGCGTTGAGACAGAGCCTTGGCGCCCGTAGATTTCTCGGCAGCTTTAACCTCATTCGTTGCAAGCGTTTTCGCATACTCTTTTACCTTTGCAGCAACAGCAGGAAACTCTTGAAGATATGCGCCTTTGGATGAGTTAATCCAAGCGTCAACAGCTTCAGCAGTATTAAGTTTTGATAATTCATTAGCAGCGTGTTGAGCAGCAAATGGCTCTAATGTCTTTTTGCTAATATCCATTCTTTCCAAAATGCGAATTTGCTCTGGAGACTGAAATACTTTGGCTGGAATTTGAGTGGCGTCTGATGTAAAGATGCCTTTTAAACCCTCAACTTCTTGAGTCAACACTTTACCAACTTGAGATTCATAAGTATTTAATGGGTCGCTCATCTTGGCATAAACCTCTCTAAAGGTTCTGCCGGTAGGAGCGAATCCTGCAACTGGTTTACCGCTTTCGCTAACATAACCATAAACAGAGTCTTCTAGCTTTTCGGCTAGCTTACCCATGTACTGCTGCTTCATAGCGTCCGCGCCCGTCATTGTCGGTTTGTTGGCTATTTTTTTTGTTTCTCTAATAACTTTCTCAATCTTTTCAATTTGAGAACGAACAATCTTTCCTTGAACCTGAACTCCAGATAGGGTTTCCATCAAGTCTTTAGCAGCCAATTGTTCAGATGCGGTATATTTTCCGGCATTAACAGGGGACGCGATATCTTTAAGGTTTTTTAAAAACGCTTGACCGGTTTGAGATTGAGACCAAAACTTTCCAGCAGCTTCACTTGCTTTGCCTTCTGCAAAATAAGCGTCTTTAAGAACATCGGCAGCTCTACCTCTAGCAACATCTAATTGCTTTTCAACGCCTTTAGCAACGCCTCTAAGCCCTTCTCCGACTTGATATTCGTTAGTAGGTCTGCCAATCTTGTTTAAAGTGCCTTGGCTTTCAGCTTTAGCCAATTGAGCATCAGCATCAAAACGCTTTGCAGCATCACGCAAATTAATTTCTTGGCGTTGTTGGTCGGTGTAAATCTTTTCTTGACCGACTTTTTCAGTTTCTTTAATGCGGGCGCCAGCCTTCTGTCCAAGCTCTTCAGCAGTAGTTGTCATCTCGCTTAATGCTTTTTCTAGTGGTTTTCCCCTAGCTTTAGAGACAAGTTCCATGCCTTTTTCAAAAGGCTTTTTAACTACATTTTTAACAATTTGACCGGGGGTAACAAAACCGCCAGCAAATTCACCGCCAGTACGATAACTTTCTAGCTCAGGGCGAACGCCGGGCTTTGCGCCAACAGCGCTTTCAACTTGCTGAAATCCTTTTTCCACATCTTCCGAACGAGGAAAGAAAGTAGGCGAACCCATAAAAGTACCGGTTTCACCTTCTCCACCAAATAATTTTGGAACGGTAGTGGTAGCAAAGTATTCAATATCACCGGGACCGCCAAGCGTGCCAGCAGCAACACCGCGAGCAACTGCTCCAGCCTTCTCCCATCCAGTAGCCGGTTCTTGTGGCTTAACTTCTGGAGGCGTCCAGCCAGAAACTTCAACAGAACTTTTAACCTCAGGAGGTGACCAATCAGCCATTATTCTTTTCCTTTAGGAACCTGTTTTCCATTCCACCAATACAATTCGCCCGGTTTTAGCTTGGCATACTCTTCTTGAGTGACATTAGGTTGCGCTGGTATATCGCCTTTTCCAATAGACCGGTTATAACCTTTCTCAGCATTAGGGTCAAAGTCGTTAATCTTTAATCCCATTTTGGTTAAATTGTCTTTGGTCAATTTATCAGGGCTATGAACTCTAGCCTTTCTTACCACTTCATCAATTTGTTGATTCATTAAATTATCAAAGCCAGTAGCATTAAATTGATTTTGACTTAACAAATCATTAAAGCGTTTTTGGAACTGGACTGTAAAGCCTCTAGCTCCACCAGCTAACGAACGCTCGTAATCAACAAGGTATGAGGCATAGTCTTTAGCAAACACTAAAGCCTCTTGACCAGACCTATCTTTTGCTAAAGCAGGGTCATCAGCCGGTAATGGCTTTCCACTATTCAATGAATCTACATAACGATTAAAGAATTGTTGAATTTGACCTGACCGACCTACCCATTCAGGATGTTCGGCAACTTGATTTTTAAGAGCGTAGGCATGACCAATTGCATTGGCGCTAATGCCGACTTCTTGAGCATCTTTATCTTTTAGGTTTGCACCGCTGTATTCTTTAATAAATGAAGGTAAATCACCGCTAACTCCAGCAGCTTTAGACTGTTTAACGGCTCGGTCCAGAACTTTATTAATGTCACCCTTAATCTCTTGTAGATATTTGAAGTACGGCTCTAAACCTTGCTTTTCAAGAATTTGTTTGCCAATTTGACCGCCCATCTTTGCTGCGGACTGGTTTGCTAATGCTTCAGCTTCGCGTCTATCGGTTGCCATCATCTTGTAGGCTCGGTCCGCATCTTTGGAGGCATCTTCAATAATTGACTTGACCTTAGTCATCTCTTTGTCAAACTCTTGCTTTTCACGATTCCATAAATCTGAACGACCTTGCTGCCAGCCCTTCATCATTCCAGACATAGAGTTCATAGAGCCAATAGCGGACATTTTGCCAGCGCCACCGACTGCCATACCAATAACGCCAATCAAGCTAAACAAAGTGGCTAGTTCAGGGATGTTTTCTTTGGTTGGATGAAGTTCAGGATAAGGAAAATCTTTGCGAACTTGGTCCACTTTAGCTTCAATAGCTTGTGTTCTTTCACGCTCTTGAGTTGCAATAGAGGCTTGTACATCGGCTTGATATTGTTTTTGAGCCAGCTCATTAGCACCAATATCTTGCCCTAATTGTTGTTGACGCTGCAAAACTCTAGCTTCTTCTTGCTGAACGCCACCCAAAGACTTAGGTGCTTTTGTCATGTCAATACCGGGAACGCCACCAAACTGAGTCTTAATTGCTTGCTCAGTAGGCGCAGCCGGTAATGTAAACGGCTTTAAATTAGCCGACTCTTGAGGGGTAACTGGGTTAATTGGGTCAGCCATTAGACAGTCCTCGCCATTGGTAATCCAGCCGCTATTCCAGCAAGACTTGTGTAAAAGTTATTGCTTGCAGCATTTAATTGTTGGTCAAGCTGCATACCGGTACGAATAGCGCCAAGAGCAATCTGGTCACCAATCTGGCTTACTTGCAATCCGTAGTTATATTGGTTTGTTAGCAATGTTTGACGGAAGGCTTCAAGTTGAGTGGCAGCCTGTTCAGCGCCAACGCCACCACGGTTAGCTACACCTTGAGCCAATTGAGCTTGTGCAGCCTTGTAAGACTGAACGGATTGTGGAGTCAGTTCACCAGCGCTAGCAGCTCGGATTAAGTTTTGACCAGCAGTTTGATAAGGTTGAGCAATATTTTGTTGTTGCTGAGTGGCTTGCCCAATTTGATTAACGCCTTTTTTGTATTGTCCAGCGCCATATAAACCTAATCCACCAGCTAAACCAAGACGAGCAAGAGTGTCTGAAGACATCCCCAAAATCTTTCCTGTTTGGTCTTTAGTGGTTTGGTCACCGGGTATTGGTTGTGTACCGTAAGTAGGTGTGGATGATGCCAATAAATCAGATTGTTGTTGAGCCGTCAAAGCTGGTTGTTGAGCAATGCTAGCTCTGTAATCCGCTAATTGAGCAGCGTTTGGTTGTGAGCCAGCTTGCATTTCTGCAACGCTAAGTCCTGAAGTGCTTGGGTCATAAAAACTAGGCAAATTAAATTGACCGGCTTGAGGTTGTGCGTTTACAGCAGGAGCTTCTGCGCTTACAGGGGCAGCCGTTTGACCGCCATATTGTGAGCCGGTATAGCTTGCTTGAACATCAGGCGCGGCAAATTGAACTGGAGGACCAGCTTGTTCTGGAGGAGGGGTATATCCCATTTCAGAATAAGTAGGACCATAATCATCAAATTGAGGAAGACCAGTTTCAGGGTTAATTGTTCCACTACCGCCGCGTCTTTTTAAAAGTGCAGCCTCCCTAGGGTTGATGTGAGCGAGGATGGTATCGCCTTTTCTACCCTTAGCTTGAATAATTTTTGCCAATGCTGGCAAATCAAGTTGTAATGATTCAATTAACGCTTTAGCCATATTAAGCTCCGGTTTCGTCTTTAGTTCTTAAAGAAGCTTGATTCCAAACATTAGGTGTAGTTTTCTCTCCACCTCCGATATTAATTGGAGGGCTAATATCCCCACCACCTAAATTTAATGCCTGAGCTAATGCAGAGCTACCCGGACTTGAACCAGCACCACCAGTCAACGGGCTAGAAGTTGGAGCAGTAGAAGATGCTCCACCACCGCTAGCAGATGAGCCACCAGTTGAGCTTGTGCCACCAAATAAATTGCTGACATCTTGACGAATAAATGGACTTGCAACGCCAGTAATTGCTCTACTTGTCTCTGGAGAAACATCTGCGCCTTGTAATGCTTGTCCAATACCAGCAGTAATCGCACCAGTAGCAGCACCTATTTCACCCTGTCTTAATGATTGATTAAGATTTTGACCGGCTAATTCAGCACCAGTAAATCCGCTTACTCCACCAGAAGCGGCGCCACCAGAAATAGCTCCGGGAGCATTAGCTCCTAGTGTTGGACCTAAGTCGCTAGGAACGGCTACAGGACCACCAGTAGCACCAGTTACGGCATCTGATACTGCGCCTCCAGCCAAAGAGCCAGCAGCTCCAGCAGCGGCTCCTTCAGCTCCAGCAGCCAAAACACCTTCAACATTTTTTCCTTGAACGGCAGCATTAACAGCACTTGATGAACCAGCAATAGCAGCAGAGCCAACAGCAGCAACAGTAGCAGCGCTAGCACCTTCAACAGCCATTGCATCAAGAATAGCGGCGCCCACTTCAGGACCCGCATATACGGAAGCAACAACAGCGACCACATCAACAACAACAGAAACAATACCGCCGCCTCCACCACCGCCTTCTAATGTCATTCCCATTCCAAAAGGACCTTTTCCTCTTGGTTGAAACGCGCGCTCAGGCAACATAGTATCTAAACCATATTTCATATTCTCATCTCCACGACAATAGATTTTCTTTCAAAAGAAAATCGCTTATAAAGTCTTTCAATAGACTCGCTTACATACCCCTGAATACGATTAGCCCCGTAGGACTTTAACAAATCTTTTAGCTCATTAATGTAATCTTTATTAATTAGCATTTTTCCGCCAATGCTTGCAATAAAGGCAATGTAATTATCTGGATAAGATATAAAAGACACCGCTGCGGCACCATGAACCTCATCTTTATCACTTATTGCAACAAACAACTTCCATTTTCCAGAAGTTAAAAAAGTTTTTAATTGCGGCAAAGTGTATTCAGCATCACAATCTTTGATTCCTTCAGACAAATACTGCTCCACAGAGTCCCATACAGAAGACACTAAATTTTGTTGGACACAGTAAATGCTCATATTGCACCTTCGGACAATAACTCTTCAGCCATCTTGCCAGCAGTAATGCCGTAAGACAATAGCTTGTAATCAATTCCGGGTTGCACATCGGCGGCAGTAATTAAGCCTTCTTTGATTGCAGCTTGCACCGCCATCTGGTAAATGGCTGGGTCTTTCAAAGCCATGCTCGCCAATTTGCCGGCACGAATCAATGCTTGAGGGTCAATTTTGTTTTGAATAATGACTTGTTTGAGCTTTTCTTTAGATTGCTCAACAGCAGGAGGTTGCTTAGGCTTTCCTTTCCTCTTAACAGCAGCCATTACATCTGAGTCAAGTTGCTGTTTGTTATCTATCGTAGGCTCAATAGGAGCCATTGGTTCAGCTATTGCCATAATTTACCTTTGCTTGTGTTGCATCGCACAATTCCAAAAAACCATTTTTTCTTGGGGCGGAGAGAACTTTTTTCATAGTCTATGAACTTAAATTTAAAGCAGCAGCAATTTGTTCATGGATGTACAAGTGGCTGGCTATCCAATCATAGAAATCTGACTCATTATTAAAGTCCACATCCAGCATATTAAAGGGATTATTAAGCCCTAACAAGCCTGAAAATGCTTGGTGTTCTACCTGATGAGCCAATAACCAGTCATCTAAATTGTCTGTATTGGCGTCAATAATTGGGTAAATAGGCACCGAAATGCCTTGGTCCATGAATGTTTCTTGAAATAGCTTGTGCTGAATGCCGTTTTCAAACAAAAACTCTCCTAAGGAGTCCACATCTCCAAACTTAACTATAGAAAGAGTGTCAAAATTCACTATTTATCAGCCTTTAAATCTAGCTTATCAAAAATACGAGCTAACATTCCTTTAATTTCCGCAATATCAATACGGTAATCATCTTTCATTACATAGCCACGCTCAATCTCTTTAACATCCTCTTTTAAGTCGTGGATAGCATCCCACAAAACCTTAAATAACCATCCAGAGATGGTTCCAGTAATGGTAGCGGCAATGTTAAAAAGTAATTGAAAGTCCATATTTAAACCGCATAGTAAGGGATTTTGACTATCGTACCGTTTAAGTCCACTTGGATATAACCAGCAGGAACTAGAGGAAGGCTTGATGTTGCAAAAGTAGCAGTAGATGAAGTTGTTGATACTATGTTTGTTGCTTGTACATTGATTGTGCCGCCAGTAATGGACACATTAGAACTAGAAAGATTGGTAAATGTTCCATTGCCTGAGCTTATGGTGACATTTTGTAAAGTTACATTGCCAAGAGTGGTGACTGTACTTCCAAGCGTTACAGTCGTATTGCCAATAATGACATTAGCATTAGCTAAATAGCTATTAGGAAAAGTGGCTGCAACGCTAGTGATATTAGCGGAAGCAAAAGTGCCTCCTGAGTGCGCTACCGAATTAATCGTACCGCCAGTAATGACAACGGCATTGGCGTTTTGAGTTGCCATAGTACCTAAGCCGGACACATTGGCTGCTGGTACAGAAGTTAAGCTAATTGTTACATTCCCAGTAAGAGCGCCACCGCCAGAAAGCAAACCACCAGCGAGAACATTAACTGTATTGGCAACGGCGCCAGACACATTCCCAACAGGAATAGTTGTGCTAGCAGTAACAGGGCTAGTGTTATTTGCGTACATATAGCCAGTAAGACCCGTAACGGTAATACTATTAAATGCCTCATTGGTTGAACCATCTACTTTCTGCCAAATAGAACCGTTAAATACAGCCCAGTCACCTACTGACCAGAGTGCCGTACCATCTAAATTAGTAACGCCAGCTACGGAAACTACATAGTAATCACCCTTAGTGCCAACTCCTGAAGTAAGTGTTGGGCTATTGGTTAAAGCGTTCCAAGAACCTTTGTAATTTAAGGCTCCAATAGAGTTAGCAAACGAACTAACGGTTTTTAGCATGATTAACAGCCATCTCCGGCAGTAATGTAAATAACGCAGCTTGAAGCTGCATTAGCTGTGAAATACGCATTAGGAATAAAACTTAAAATTTCATCTGTGCCGGGAAGTAGCGGCAAACAATTTTTTACAGTACCGTCAGGAGTTTTAGCTCCTGCGGTAGCTGTTGCAGCATCTACGCCAAAACCAAGAAAAGCAGTAATACTTCCAGCGTTGATAATCCGGTATTGATTTCCACCTAAAGTTAATGAGGTAGCCTGAACCGGAGTTGGAGCTGTACT